AGTTCGAGCTTGATGTCGCCGCTATACTCGCCTCCCAGACTGCCTGAGAGGGGCTGCCTTTTGGCTTTGATACCTGCTGCTTCGAGCCACTTGACGAACCACTTCTCGTGGTACGTTCCTTTGTTTTTATTACGGTTTGCCATTGGTCTTCCTCATAGCAGCGTCTGCAAATGTACCAATGCTTTTCATAGCTATCATTTGTTTGTTTTAAGATAGCCACAAACCATTCGGTTTTTACTTGGCATTTAAGACAGACGATTCTGTGGGATTTTTTTGATTTCGATTTCACAGTTCAAAGCATCAAGCCAGCACATTAACATAAAGCCAGAGGGTATTCGCTTGCCAGTTTCCCACTTGTGGATCAGCGAAGTTGCACACCCTATCCTATGAGCTAACGACTCTTGGCTTAAACTTTGCGCGAACCGTGCGTCGATTAATATTTTTACCAGACGCTCGTAGTCTTTGGGTATGCTCACGGGCTTGTTGTAGTACGTGTAGCTTTTCAATGGCATTGAATACCCTCAATGCAGTTTCGTATCGTATCTGACCACTAGACTGAGCGCGGTAGTATGTGGATGTAGGTATGCTTGCTTGCTTGAATGCCTTGAGCAAGGAAACATCATACTCATTTGCTTTATCAGTTAGTGTAGTCAGATACGATTTCATACTGCACTTATGCAGTATTCATTCCTTGCTCGTCAATAGGTAGCGTGGAATCTCTACTTCTCCTTCTCCATCACACGCATAACACTTATCCCACTTGGTATCTATGTAACCAATGTCGCAGGTAAAGCTCTGAGGTTTGTTGATTTCATATTCTATTTGCCCATCGCCAACGCAGACAGGACAAAGTTCAGTAGGGGATTTCATCGTCGAGGATGTCATTGTGTTTCTCCCATGCTGTTACGGCTCGTTGAATAAACTTATCACGATCAAACCGTGGGTTGGTTTCTTGAAGATCATCAGCAATCTTTTCAATTGTGATGGGCGAAAAGACTAGCGGACCAAACCGATCCGCTATCCATTCAAAGTCTTTGTGTGTCATCATTATAGACTCTCCCATTGTGTAGACTTCATTGCATTGGCAATTGAAATTTCTCTGTTGTAACGAGCAATCTCTGGCGAGCGTAACTCGTTGGTGTGTGTTGCCCAGTATGTCAGGCAGTTATACAAAGCCCACTTGTTAGAACCCAAGCCAGCTTTTTCTTCGCTCCAAATTTTAAGCAAGTTTTCTAATTGCTTTTCATTGGTCTTGGTTACAGCCCGTTGGCGTGTGAAAGATTTGCAAACTGTTTTCTTGAAGAAGTTTTCTACTTGCTCTTGCTCAAGTTTAGTTTGCATCCAGTGTTGCCACACTTCCTTGCGTGACATGAAGTGATCAAGGCCAGCAACAACTTTGGCTGCTGATCCTTCTACGTTGATAGATGTGGTATGCTTGTACTTACTACGCGCCACAGTATCGGCTGTCGTGCAGCCATTGAGACACCATAGCCGTAAGCCATTAGCAAGCTGAGAAAAGGACCAACTGCCATCGTAGCTATTGAAGAATGAAACGCGAAACTTCACATAGTCTCCGACTGCTGGTTCGATAGTCAGATCATTAAATAAAATTTCACCTCGAAGTTTACGTCCGTTTTCAATTACGTCAACGTAAAGGTCGTAGTCTTTGGACAGATCGGCAGTCTTGATACCGTCAACCACTGAGTCCACTACGTCCTGATGTGACACGGCTTTGTATCGTGAGCCGTGAACACCAAGAGATTCATTAGTATCAGTGCGGACAATGCTTTGATGTCCTTCAATGACATGCCCAAGCTGGTCATAGATTGGTTGGGATTCGATTGGAAAGTCCCATGAGTTTCTAAAGTCTAGCATTTGTGCTCTCCTTATTGTTTAGTGATTATTTCTTTATTGATTTCGTGAAAGGTATTAGCCATTGATTCTAATGCATAAGGACTGTGAAAGTCTTTAATGCATTGTTCATTCAGTTTAAAAAATTCACAGATCATTTTTATTTCATGAGCCACAAAAGTAACTGAGACTGGTGTCTCATCAATGTCGATATAGTTAAGTTTCATTTCTGTTCTCCTTTGTTATGCACTGCATTTTAGCAGTGACTTTATTTAAAAAGCAATAATGACGTCACGTCATATATTATATAGCCGGACACTTTTTCGCCTTTAAATTGCGGCTGCAATCATTAGCACAATTCCTATTGCAATCACAATGATGGCTAGGATTCCGATGATGTCTGCTATGATACGATAGGGATTCATTTTTTATTTTTCCTTTGCTTTGTTGCCTGTAGTTGCCGCGCAATACACACTGATAGTGCGCGCCAGCCTCTGAGTTGTGAACATAAAAAAAGGGCAGAGGCGTGAACCTCTACCCTGTGATGTTTAGGAAGCCTTCTTCTTCTTAGCTTTGGGTTCTATGAGGTCGTTGGCAACCTCGATGTTGATACCCATTGCTGCATCCATGTCCAGCAGTTCTTGCGGTATATCTACCTCTTGCTGTGGTACGTTCTGCGTTCCGTATGAGTAGCCAATGGGTGCACCATACGGTGTGTACCATTCGCCATGTGCTGCGAACCATGCGTGTTGCAAGTCGCTGTACATCTCGTCAAGCTGTTCGTGCTTGTACTGTGCAGCTTGCGATGCTCCATATGAGCCGCGAATCCGCTGCATGCTGATCTCTGTACCATCGTACATCTTGCGGTCTGCTTCGTAGCGGCTCTTCTTGTTGTTGGCATTGATCTCTGTATCGACACCATTCTTGCCACCATATCTGAGAAAGTACAGGCCATCGAGCATCTTCTCCATCAGGACTCTGCGCACAAAGGTCATCTCGTCGTGTGGCAAGAAGTCTTTGGTGTCGTAGTCAAAGCGGTCAAATTCAAAGGTGAGTTCATTGATCATAGTAGCGATAGTCATTGTTTGTTCTCCTATATTGTCTATCGAGTACACATTCTTCATGTACAAGTATAGGATTGGATACCGAATCTGTTCACTGCAAGGATCGAAGACCAGCTTTGCTGGCGGTGTGTTCGCAGCGTCAGCTTGCCTGATGCAGCGAAACGCCGTCCTTGCGGTGGGCTGATTCTGTAGCCCAACTGGAAGTTATCATTAGAAGATGTGTGTGTGATGATAGATACATCGCTGATAAGGTGTCCTGCAGACATACAAGAGCCTCCTACGATCATAAGCATCAAGCCAGCTTTGCCCAAGCAAAGTGGCAGATGTGAGGTGATCGGAGGCAGGGTCTGTGACTGCGAGGACGCCGCAGAAGCGATTGGCGCATGACACAATAAACGATTCTTTAAAGCGTCATGCAACGCAATTGGAAATGGCTCGATGCCATTGAGAATTGCTCTCCGCTCTCACAAATCTAACTTGACGCTACGTCACCTCTTGACAAGCAATCTACAGATCGTGTTAGTGTGGGGGGGAAGAGGGAAGGGGGGGCAAGGCCAGAGGATATAGATACAATTCTTAATCCTTTGAGCAAAGAAAGACATAGCACTGTCCTTCACCACTAAGCAACTGGACTGAAAGTCTGTATCCTTATAGCTATACACGGTAGATATAGAAAGTTAACATATGCTTCCCGCTAAGAAATTGACTGATAAACAGATGGCTCTGGTGGATACACTCGTAGCAGAAGGGTGTAGTATTGCTAAGGCTGCTGAACTCGCTGGTTATGCTAAGGGCGAGAGTGGAAGAGTCAGCGCACACAGAGCACTAAAGGCTGCACATGTGCAACAGTATATGCAGCAGAGGATGAATGAGACATTTGGATTGACCGCTACGAGTGCGCTGGCGACAGTGCGTAGGCTGTCTCAGAACGCTAAATCTGAGTATGTTCAGCTTGAAGCGAGCAAGGATTTATTGGATAGGGCTGGCTATAAACCTATAGATAGAGCACAGGTGCAAGTTGCAGGAGATATTCGTGTTAGCATTGACCTAGGCTAGGGGGGTAGGGGGAAAAACTGCGTACTGTGTTACTGTAATAGTCCCCAACTAGCATTTTTAGCCAAAAAGGTTTGTGCATTGTCAGAATTATTTTTTTTATAGTATAGGTTCGTTATGGCTAGATTTGCGAAACAAGCTGAGAAGGCACCACCTCGGGATGACATGTCTCGGGTTAAGTTATTATTGAAGAGTGTTGGTTATGCGAAAAGAGCATAAGAATCCAAAGGGTGGATTGACTGCTGCGGGTCGTGCTTATTTCAAGCGTAAGGAGGGGGCTAATTTAAAGCCTCCTGTGAAGGGTGGTACGAATCCGAGGCGTGTTTCTTTTGCTGCTAGGTTTGCTGGCATGAAGGGTCCAATGAAGGATGAGAAGGGGCGTCCTACGAGGAAGGCTTTGGCATTGAAGGCTTGGGGATTTGGCAGTGTAGAGGCTGCGCGTAATTTTGCAAAGCGGCATAAGAAGAAGGCGTGACATATGTGTTTTGGTGGCGGCAAGAGTGCTGAGAAGATGTATCAGGAGATGAAGCCTGAGTTTGGTCCTTTACCTTCTTTGTCTATGAAAAGGATTGAGCGGAAGGAGCAGACATTTAAGGATGTTCCTGAGCGGACTGGGATGCGGAAGCGTAGTTTATTAATGCCTATGGAGAGAACGTATTGAGCGAAGAGAAGCGATATGACACTCTTCTTAAGCAGATGAGTGCGTTTGACATTCCTGACAAGGTGACTGATGAGGACCAGCCGAACAAGTGGTTGCGGCGTTATCACAATGTAATGATGGATGTTGCGACTTACATTAGGAATAGGAATCCTCAGTATAAGTCTCTTCTTAGCAGAGCCAAGCGGATAGAGCGGAAGTGGGATATGGAAGGTAAGTATATCAATGGCCGTGAATGAAGCTGGCAATTATACTAAACCTAAGATGAGAAAGTCTTTATTCCAGAGGATTAAGGCGCGGGCAACTCATGGGACTGCTGCTGGTCAGTGGTCGGCAAGGAAGGCACAGTTGCTTGCCAAGGAGTACAAGAAGCGTGGTGGAGGTTATACGTGATGGAAAATGTAAAAGCGAAGAGTGTTACTCTTTTAAAGAAGATAGACAAAGAGCTTCAGTCTATACCTTTATACAAAGGAGAGAAGGTTTACAAAACTGGAGGTCGTGATCCTTATAACTTTGCTGAGGCTACTAAAAACGCAATAACTGGTTTACGCCGTGGGATTAGAATGCTTAGAGGCAAAGAGAGTAAACCCGATCTTTTGGCTAAAAAGAAAAGGTTGGAAAATCTAATGGAGCGTGCTCAAAACTCAATTCGCGGTCTTTAAGAAGCGCCATGAAACCTTCTCAGAAATCTTTGCTGGATTGGGGAAAACAGAAGTGGCGAACCAAGTCTGGCAAGAAGTCTAGTGAGACTGGTGAGCGGTACTTACCTGCTAAGGCTATCGCTGCTCTTAGTGATTCTGAATATGCAGCTACAACCAGAGCTAAACGAGCGGGTAAGGCAAAGGGTCAGCAGTTTGTGGCTCAACCGAAAACAATTGCTCGGAAAGTAAGAAAGTATAGAACATGAAGAAGCCGAAACTAGGAACTGGTAAACGCTTTTCTTTGCTGGTGCGAGAGTTAGAAAAGAAAGATGTTAAAGACCCGAAGGCGCTTGCGGCTGCGATTGGCAGAAAGAAATATGGCAAGAAGCGGTTTCAAGAGATGGCAGCTAAGGGGCGTAAAGGATAATGGAAAAGTTACCTAAGTCAGTTAGTGGTAAGGTTCCTTCTTGGCTAACTCGCGCTTTAAATCCTTCTACAACTATGACAAATCAGAGTGAAACTGTTAGAACAACTTCTATGGAGTATAATGGTAAGGAGATTTTGTTTCCTACTATAAGAATGATAAATGGAAAGTTGGAAAGATTTACGCCAAGAGCTGCTTTTGAGTTAGCCCTTAGAAACAGGGATTATATTGTATATGATACGCCAGATCAGGCAACGGCTGGAAGCAAGATGATAAGTGGGTTAATTGCTAAGGCAAGGGAAAAATAATGGCTTGGTATATTAGAAATACTCAGGAGTTATGGACTGGCCCTACTCACACTCTTCATGGCTTTACTTGGACTGAAGCCACTCATATGAGTTATTCTGTTAAGTTGGAGGAAGGTCCAGAACCAGTTAAGGCCAGAACGAAACAGGGGACATTCAAGGCTGACGATCTTTCTACGCCTAATGTCGATGAATCTAAGAAGAAACCCACTAGGAAGAAAGCAAAGAAGTGAGTTTTGTAAACACGCTCAAACAAGAAGAGCTTAATCTCTTGCGCAATATAGTTAA